TTGTTTTCTGTAAGCCTAACGGGAATCCTTATTATCCGTCAACAATTACTAGAAACGCAAAAAAGGCCATACTCAGAGCTGGTCTTAGCCCTGAATACAGCCTGCATACTTTGAGGCATACATTTGCTACCTTGCAACTTAAAACCGGGACAGACGCCAAAACTATACAGGAAATGCTCGGCCATGGGAATATTTCCACCACTATGGATATATATTCTCATGTGGATATTGACATGCAAAAAGAAGCTGCAAAGAAGTTAGAAAATGCGATTGTAATCTGAAATTGAATATTTATGGCACGAGCTCGGCACTTTAGCCGGGCTTTTATTTTTGCAAATAAAAAAAGGACAACCGCGAAGGCTGTCCTGTTAGTATTCATAATGGCGCGCCCGACAGGATTCGAACCTGTGGCCTACGGATTAGAAGTCCGTAAGAGGTGAAATCTTGCGCTTTCTTATGTTTTCTTTTGTTGCGACATTTAGTAGTATATCAACACTTTTTGGAGTTGTCAAGACTTTTTGAAAAAATATTTATTCTGATGTTTTCTTAAATTTTGGCACGAACTCGGCACTTCCTACATTATATATAGTGATTAATTGTGCTTGTTATATTCTTTTGCAGCATCAATCAACTTTTGCTCAAAGTCAATCTTTTTCTTTCCGAGCAATTCTCGACTGGTCCGCGGCCTGTATTCAGCTTTTAGATTTTCTCCAAACTTATCATAATCGAATTTATTTTGACTTGCTTCGAAACTGACCTACCACATTCATCAGATCAACTATGACGTCTATAGCTTTGTCGACTAATCCCATCACAGTCTCTTTCTTGAAAGGAAGATCTACTGTGTTATCAGCTGCATCATAGACAGCTTCGACTAATTCAACGATTGCTTTTTTCTTTTCCGGACCATGTTTCTTGCCATCATCGGTGTCTGCCTCTTCAAAAATCTCAACCAATTCTTTCACTTCTTTCAGCACACCAAAAGCCACCTGAAAAACAGTCCAAATTTTACTAATTGTAGTTAACATATTTAACATCTCCTTTTAGTTTGATAATTATCTATTATCCCATCTTGCTTTGTAACCGCGGACATCGCAATGAACAAAACTATTATATTTTCCTATACCATCAAAACCAGCTTTTTCAGCAAAGCTTGCCATTACATCTGCATCAACCCCAGCTGGCAATCTTACATCAGCTGCAGCCCCCTCCAAATGTTGAGATTTTTTTGCACCTCCTACTTTTTGATTATAAGCTGGAGTTCTGTAGCCCGAGTTAATTATAAGTGGTGTATCTTTACCTTTATGGTCAGAAACTAGCCCCCTCAGTATTTCCAGTTTTTTTGGAAGCTCTGGGTCTAGCTTAACTGATTGGGTTTCATCGTGGCATTGGAATTCTCTAAGATTGAAATGGTTACTTATTTCAAAATCATTTACTGGCATTTTATATCACCCCTTCCATAATTCTATTATTTTTGCTATTGAAAGCAGCAAAGCAATTCCCCAGGGGAGCCAATATCCCCAGTTGCGATTAGTTTCTTTTTGAGTTTCATCGCGAGTTTCAATCTTTTCAACTTTGCTATGTAATTGGTCAAGCAGCTCCCTATCTTCTTTTCGGTCTTCAATTAATCCATTATACTTAGCAAAGTTTTTGTTGAATGTTGCGATATGATTTTGCAATTCTTGAATCATCTCAAATAGCTGCTGATTAGAATACCAATCACCTGTCATAATTCTTTCGATTTCTTTTCTGTTATCTTTTGCCAATTCTTTAGTTTTTTCTATCTCTTCTCTAAAGGGACAGCTATCTCTGCTGTGGTTTTCTGCCATAACATCACCTCTAAGTTATATATCTATTTGTTTCCAATTTTGTAAATTAAACCTCGGCAAATACTCATACCAAGTGGGTAAATCTACATGCTTTTTATTTCTATAACTTGTGCTTTTTTTGATCATAAGTAAAAGACACTTTAATTCCGATTTCAGCAGCTATTTTTTTAATAGCTGTAATCATTTCTTCTTTTGTAATGTAATCTAAATCTTTGCTCAGTTTATTATTTTCATCAACCAGCTTTTCGATTGATTTGGAAACTACAAGCCTGTTATTTTTTTCTTCGCCTTTGTATTTCCCCATTAGACCACCTCCACTCTTACTGGCTGACTAATAAGCCTGTGATCTATGCAGCTGATCTGATAAATATCAGGTTCTTGTAATTCAATTTCTTTACTTCCTTGATTATTTTCAATAATTACAGTAAATTCTATATCATTGATTTTCATTTTGATTTCTGTATTTGGGATTTCACTCTCTAAAGTTAATTTAATCGTAGAGCCTGCATTGATTTTTTTTGAGTTAACTCTTAAGTTTAAATCTTTTTTTAATACAGGGGCATTATTTTCTATATAATGAGTATTTGTTTTTATTTTTTCATTATCAGTTATTAGTAAATTTTGATTTTCCGTTAAATTGGTTTCATCAAAAGTATATTCGTTTTCAATAGTATAATTAATTTGGCCTATTTTGTTATAAATAATAACCACTTAAAAAGCCTCCTCTTTTAGAATAAAATACTTAATATTAGTATTTATATATTCAGCGTAAAAAACAACACTAGTTGAGTTTGTTTCAGCTCGCACACCATAATAACCAGTATCGACCCCTAAATAGTTATAAATCGGAAAGTTCCTACTCCCTTCAAAATCTATAAAAAATAAAAATGCAGGAGCATACTCTAACCCATGATGTACAGAAATACTGCCACCGGCAGAAACACTTACTGTCCCTGTTTGGTGTATTTTAAACATATCGCTTTCGCCGTCTATAACTACATCACCAGCATGATTTTTTACAGTTAGCTGGCCATTGTTTATTTCAATTCCATTTTGATTAATTTTTGTTGAGCCATTTCCTGCTGATATATTGACTTCATCAGCATTTAAATTACCCGTCACCATATTATCAGCAGTCAACAATTCAGTCTTAATGTATCCACCTTCGATAATTGTTTGGCCTAGTTTAGCAAGTTCAACTACATCTTCATAAGCCATACTCCCCAAACCTTCTATATCACCCTGGCCAGATAATTTTATTCGTCCTTGATTAGTCAACTGAGCCCTGGGATTTCCTTCTGAATCATAACCCTGAATTGCATCTTGGTTCATCTTCCAGGCATTCCATTCATTCGTTATTTGATAATCTTTTTGAGATGTTGCCATCATAGCCAAAGAATCAACAGTTTCTTTTTCATTCCCTTTGATAGTTATCGAACCACGGGAAACCATAAGGTCGGCTATCATTTCTTCTGACAATATTTTTCTGGCTGAAACATTAATAATTTTTGCATCGTCAATAATCGCATCTTTGATTTGAGTTTCATAAGCAATTAACTGATTAGCACCTAACTTTTGTATAATAGCTTCAGCAGATGCAAGTTCCTCGGTCCCAATTGCTCCAGCTTCAACAGTTCCAGCCACAAGTGCGTTAACTGCTGTTTCTGCTTCTTGAACTTTTGAAACCCATTCTTCACCTTCATTAATGTATAATTTGCCGTCATAGACTACTGAACTATCAACTGGATAGTCGGAATCCGGTAGTACTGGCAAGGCATCAACAATTTTTGGTGGCCTTAAATCAGCTGCAAACTGAGCAATGTTATCAATAGTTGCTGCAGTTGTCTCAATTTCGCTTGAAATATTTTCATCATTCATAATGTCTGTTAGACTGTCAGTTGTTCCAATTTTAATTAGGGCACTATCCCCAGAATTAACAGGATAATAATAATCTTGGGCTGCAGAAAATTGATTAATTACTGTTGCACCTGTTACATTCCCTGCTCCGTCACTTGGAGTTATATATACTTTGTATCCATTTGCATCACTAACTTCTGGTATATGGATTTTAATAGCTGAGAAAAATGGAGTAATATCATCAGCTGTGAAGTTTGGAGCCGAAGGCGCTGGGTTAACTAGAGTTATATCATCAGCTATGTTTGAATAATTTCCTGATCTATCAATCGCTTTGACGTAGAAAGTATATTGCCGTCTATCAGGGCTATTAATTGTAGTCTCTAAGCTATTGCCGCGATAGACTAATGCGGCATCATCATTCCCAAAGTTTTCATCTGTTCTAACTTCATAAGCTTTCAAATCAATATCAGTGATTGGCTGCCATCTAAGAATTATATTATTTTGAAATCCACAATTGCCCCAGTTAACATTTGAGGGTTTTGCGTCTTTTCCGTTAACTGTAATCTGGCCTGTAGTAGCAAGCCCAAAATCTTCTTTTCTGCCGCGATTACTTTCTGACTGCACTCTAACCTTGTAAACCCCTGGAGGCAATTCTTTGATTATGCTTTGAGTTAATTCAGTCTTTTCGTGGAATTCCCAGGTTGCTCCATTGTCCGCAGAATAATATATATTCGCATATTTCCAGAACATACTGCTCGGCTGGTCAAAAGTAACTTTAATTTGCGGAATCCAACTGCCATCCTCTAAAACATTTGCTTGTTCTAATAATGATAGATTGCTAACACTCGCTGGCGGTGCAAAAGGATTTGGAAGTGTTGAACCAGTCGAAGGTTGATAAACAACCCCATCATCATTGTATATCGCTTCGTTATATTCGATTCCTGTAATCTGCATCTCATCATTTTCATTTTCTTCTATTTGAACAATTCTAAACGGCTTGTCTGCCCAGCCGGGAACATCGTGGCTTAATAATACTACATCGCCAACTTCTGCTTGTATATCGCCAATTCCAGCGCCCCAGGTAGCTTGAGTGGTACAATACTTTGATTTCTTTTGAAAATATCGGGCCATTCTGCCAGCCTGTGAAAATCTATTAACACCAATTAATGTTATAGTTTTCTTTGCTTCTGCTGAAAAACTTTCATCTGTGAACCGAGCTGAAATCCTTTCATAATTTTCATTAGGCTCAGTATATTCTACTGTAACTTCTTTAAGCCTTTCTTTTTTGCTTGTTTTGCTGTAACCAAAACTTTCAGCAATAATATTATCCATATCGAAACTTTGAACTGCTGCTTCTGCCCGATCAACTTTGAGCTTTAATTTGCCGTCTGAATAAAATAAAAAACCCCTAAATGTAGAAAGAATTTCTGTGATAATGTCTAAAGAAGATTTTTTTGCATCGATAACCATGTCGAGCTCAAACCTTTTTTCTCCATCGACATCTTGGTCCGCATAATCGGCCACTTCTTTGAAAGTTTCTAAATCTATTGAACTATCATCAATTCCTAAGCCGTATCTTTTGTTAGTCAAAAAATCTAATAGACACCAGGCTGGATTATTGCTGTATTCAGTAACCCACTGATTCCCATCCCAAACTCTGACTTTTCTACCTTTAACAATTGCAGTAAGGGTTGGAGTACTTGATATTTCTAACTCTTCAGCGTCTAAAGTTATATTATAATGAGCTACATAAGGGAATGTTTGTCCATGCTCATTATTCCCCCATGCAGATTGCACTCTATCACCCAGCTGAATATTGGGGCTTATGCTGTTTTCATTAGCCTTAACATTTGATATAGATTCGATTGGTCCTTCTGAAATCCCGACCTGCAAATCCATGTATCTATCATTTTCGCCGCGAACTTTTTGGTTAATTATATTCCCCGCGACAAGATTTTCTCCGTATATAATAGGTATCGGCATTTCATGGCTTTTGGTGTTGCTAATTGGGCCAAATGAATAAGTTGGTGATTGGTTAAGACTTTCCATCATTTCTTTTTGCTCTTTGTAATTATCGTAAGTTTGTCCAATTGAAAAGCCTATTGTTGCTGCAGCTACCGTTCCTCCAACACCCCAGCCGATTGCTGCCCCAATTACTGCTCCTGCACCCATCTGATCACCTCGCTCTCCAAATACTGTGAATTCTTTTGTTCCATTTTGATAATTTGCTAATATGAACTGTTGAATTTTCTGTTATGTGGATGAAATTATACTGGTTAATTAATACTCCTGAATGCCGGGGAATTCCGCCAATTAAAAAAACAACCACATCAAGCGGTTGCCTATCATTGAACTTTATTTTGTTAAAATGTTTTTTTAATCCATTGATAAATCTTTCTGGCTCTGATTGGAACCAACTATAATTGATTTCTCTGCCATCATCATTGGGCAAATTAATGCCGTTATCGCCTAAAACATTGAGCATCAGTCCAAGACAATCATAACCTTCTTTCCCTCTGCCATTAAACTTATATTTTTTGTGTAAATATTTATCGGTTTCAATCATTATGCTAGCCTGCTTTCAACCTCAGCTTTATAATCAGGGTCCTTGATGTCCTCGACTGTAATTTTCCCGTGCTCAATCAATCTAATAAGTGCTTTAATTTTTAGTTCGCTTAATGCCATTAGATTAATCCCTCGCTTTCTAATATCATTTGATAAGCTTCATCAATATCATTCTGGTGTTGCAGCCTTTCTTTTTTCAGTTTTAGGTCTGACAATGGATGCTCATAACCGTCGGGGAAGTTTCCGTTTTCAACATATTCTCTGACCTGAGCTTGAAATCCTTGCGGAATGCTCAGTTCTGATATTTCCTGCAGTCTTGCATCCTGTTCAGCAGAAAAAATTATTTCTTCAAAATTAAGATTGGTTAGATGATCATGTTTCGCAACCATGTCCTCCCAGTGAGTTCTGAAATTAGCATAGTGAGTTTCCTCGACACCTCTATTCTGCAGAGTTACGCGATAAGTACAGGGAGTGTATTCTCCATTTTCATATATAATCATTTATGCTGCCTCCTTATAATAATTTTTAACTTTGAAAGTTCCCTCTTCATCTCTATAAATATAATCAAATCTATTTTCTAAATACAGATAAAAGCTTTCTGAACTGGCATGATCAGCATGGCCTTTCCAGCTATTAAGTATTTGCTCAACTTTTTCTTTTGAAATTTTACCTTTAATTAATAAATCCTCAAATTTACTCAGCTTTTGCTTAATTCTTTTCTTGCTGCTATTTCTTAATAACATATGAGTAGGCCAGATTTTATATCCGACCATATTTATTCCCTGTTTAAGTGGGAATATTTTAGTTTTATTTTTATTCATTTTCAGATCTAGTTTATCAATAACAAATTGTGATATTATTTTCTTAATCCTTTTTGCTTTTTCTCGAGAGTTAACTACAATGCACATATCATCCATGTATCTAACATATAATTTTAAACTTAACTTCCTTTTACAAAACTGGTCCAACTCATTCATGTAGAGATTAGCAAGCAACTGGCTTGTAACATTTCCCAGTGGTAGACCTAAATCATAGTAATACAACTCGCTTTCATACTTTGAGACCGGCAGCCCGGTTTGGTCCGGTGAATTATCGATTATTTTATATAGCAGTTGCAGCGTATCCTGGCATTTAATCTTTTTAGCAAGGATATTTTTAATAATATAATGCTTAATGCTATAGAAAAAGCTTTTAATATCCGCTTTGATTATCCAGGGCCTATCCCATTTCCATTTTGCTTTCCTCAAAAAATGCTGTATTCTATCGGCTGTTGCATGAGTGCCTTTACCTTTCTGACAGGCATAACTATCCTTAATAAACTTTCTCTCAAAATCATCATTAATTACATTGTGGATTGCAAACTGAACTATTTTATCGCGATATTTTGGAGCTGCTATAACCCTTTCTTTGGGTTCGTAGATAGTGAAAATATTATATTCACCCGGTTGGTAGCATCTTTCTATTAATTCTTTTCTGAGCTGATCCAAGTTATATGTTAAGTCTGCAGAGAAGTTAAGTGCTTCCTGACTGTATTTTGTATTAGTTTTCTGGGTCCTATGATAAGCGTGGTCAAAATTTTCTTCTGTAATAATTTTTGAAAAGCAATCGTCAAAGTCATTATGATTTTTCGACAAAATGCGTGTTCTCCTTTCTCTATATATCGGGATACTAAGGCTTATGTCATTATTAATGTGTTTACACCTGCCCTCTGGCCGGTGAGAGAATTGAGTTCCTTTGAGACTTATAATAACGCACACTCTAGCTGATGAAGCCGTAACCGCACCATTACTGAATATACTATATCTCAGAGCGAGGGCGCCAACCGCGATTGTTGTTCACATTCGCCGAATCATTCGCATTCAGGTTCGACACACCATTATTGCCGCGATTCACGCGTTGGGCCACATATAACTCAATCCTCAATATTTAATTTTAAGATTTTCTTATCCAGCCACCAATCATACGGCCGATTTCTGATAATTTTCTATCAATATTTTTATAAAAACCTTTATTAATTTCTTCCCGAGCATAAGATATCCGATTCAAAGTTTTACAGTGTTGTAAACAGCCATCCGCTTCATCTAAGTAATACTTTCTTTTGGATTTAACTTTGTTTGCTTTTGCCAAATATGCTAATAGATCAAGGTGAGTGTTAACTATTCTTTCGCAAATTCTATATTTTTCTGCATTTGTGTAGTGTTTTAGAGTTGGATATATTTCTAATAATATCTTTTCGGCTTTTTCTTCAACTTTTGTTTTCTTTTTCTTAATTTATACCACCCCTCAAGAGCAATGTTCCACCTGGACCTGCGTCCAGGCTTCCACATTTACAAAACAAGTGATCAAGTGCGCGCAAGCTTTAAGCGAGGGCGCCAACCGCGACTGTAGTCCACATACGCCGAATCATACGCAAGCAGGTACGACACACCATTATCGCCGCGAAGCACGCGCCGGGCCAGATCGATATCAGAACTTTCTTGACACCACTGATAACTTCCGTTGCCAAATTTGTTATGTGTTATCAAGTCGCCATCTGAAAAATTGACATCCCAGCCATTAACCGTGGGTACATATGCTGGGTAATTCCAGTTATTTGCTAATGCTTTTTCGTGGATAAGCAGCATTAATGCATTCCATTCGTTTGCTGGTCCAATGGAACCTCTATCAGCATTATTGTAGCTGTTAAGAGGGTCTGAAGCGCCACCTTTGAGCAATGCCACTTCATATCTCAAGCCATTGATTGTTGTTGCTGCATCCTGCCTGGTAGCAGTAAGATTAGTCCCTGAGGAACTGACAAGATTATGATGCTCGGCCCCCACTTCTCCCGCTAACAAACCATCACCATAAACGGCTCCTTGCAAATATAAGTGGTCCCAACTAATAGTATGTCTAATTGGTTTCTGTGGGACCATATAAATTTCGCCTTGAAAAGCAAACTTGAGCCAATTAGTATTTGAAAATTGGCTAGTTCCTTGGGTAACGCCGACCGCAGTTGCTAGAGCGTCGCCAGTTATGAAATCATTCGCCGGCACTATTCCAAAAAAACCTGCATCCATGGTTCCAAAGCTCAATGTATCTGGATTGCTTATATCTGATGTTGCCACTTCTGAATGTATGTCTTTGAGCAGCTGTATCATCTCGTCAGTCACATTACTCGGATTAAGAGTTGTTTCAGCCGGGACTGTGATTGTAGATTGCTCCGCGTTAAGCGTTAAATTAACTCCATCTCCTGTAAATCTAACTGGCAGAATCCAATCTGGCGGGTTCCCAGCGTCTAACCAAGTTCTCGGAGCCGCTATCGTTTTAATCCCATCATTCGTTTCTGCTGCATCTATATCAAATTTTTGTGTCATTTAATCCACCTCTCTAATATTTCGTATTTTCGGTATATCTAAAAAACCGCCATAAAATTGAGTATTATTCCAAAAAGTACAACCATGACCGCTATTGTAACTATAGTCGCAACCAGCCTGCATATCGTAACTATCTCCACTTTGAGCGCTTCCGAAAGGATATTCAAGTTCGACAAACCCATTTCCGCTTGCAACTATTTTCCGGCTTTCATCATCCACTTCAATAGTTCCATATTTCCAGTAATCAGCCTCTTCCGCAATTGATGAATCATTAATTATTGAGCCGCTTATACTGTCTATTTGCCCCGATTTTGTGGGGATATTAACACCGCAAGCTTCTCCGCCAAAATCGAACCTGCAATTAACTTGATAAGTTTCTCCAGGTAACTCAACATCAAGCGAATCAAGATTAGAAACTATGGTCGCTGTTAAGTTATATTCATCAATTGAAACACTGTCGATTATTGCATCTGTAAAAATTTCAACATAATTATTTCTGTAATCTAATCCTGCACCTTCTTCTAATATTTCTTGCTCTGATTCAAGGCCGATCATTGACAGATTAACTACATTTCTATCTGCATCTAAAAATACTTTCCAGATTGTAACTTTGCGCCCTACAAAATCAGTATTAGCTATATAAGCCGAAAAGTCTCTGACTACATTATCAAAAGTTATCTGAGAAGTGTTCGGGTTAGTTTGATTGTCTTTTTTGACAGCATCTCTGCTAATGGCGGCTGCATAATAAGTCTGTGGATTGCCGTTCTCATCAAAAAATTCTATGTCTTCTGGATACATCGCAAAATATAATGTTTCTGCATCAAGTTTAATCTGATATAGCTCAACTGGCCTGTTATAATCTCTATCTTTTTGGTCTAATACATCTTGACTTAATGTTCTTGGCATCTATAACACCTCGATTAACTCAAGGCCAAAGCTGTAAGCCTTAGTCAAAAAGTTTTCTCTGGTTAAACTGTCAGTATTGAAACGAACTTTGACTTCTTCAATGCTTCCATCTGGTTTTTCCCAATCAAAATAAAAAGGCTCAAACTTTCCTTTGCGATTGACAAAAAACCGCCACATAGCTTGAGCATCATTGTTGTAATTTGTTGTTTTGTCAAACTCTAAAGTGAACTTTCTTCGAGGCAAACCTTTGGATCGCCTTTGTTCTTTTCCACTTTCAAATTGAGTAACTAAAGTTTTAAATCCTATTTCATCTTGCCAGGCGTTCTTATATTCAAAATCAAATTTTGCTAAAGCCAAAAGCTCACCTCCTTATGATTTCTTAATAGCTTTTCTAGTATTTCCATTTCTCATAATGTCTTGAGTAACTACACTAACAATTGCCTCTGGATTTCTTTGAATAGCTTGCTGAAATGATTGAGAGTCGACTGCATTAATAGTAATGTTGTACATTGTTCCTGCCCCAGCTCCATTTTTAGCTGCATTAACCTGGTCTCTACTCATGACATATTCTCCAGTCTGCAGCACTGCTGGAACTTCATCATTCTTTAAGCCGACTCCGCCACCTGAATGAAACTTGTAACTATCGAGTATTTTCCCCGCTGGGGAAACATATCCTCCAGTATGAGCGGTTGGCAAACCTAACCCTCCCATAGCCCAATTAACAAAGGGGCCGACTACAGCCTGCTGTAATACCATTGAAGCTATTTGACTACCGATGTTTTCAAAAACATCGCTCAGACTTTCACCGCGAGCAATTGCATCTGATAGACCAGTAACTAGATCATCTTTCCAATCTACGAATTTTTGATTAGCTTCTTCAATTTCTAGCCCTAGATCTACAAAAGCATCAGTCATCCAGTTGATTGATTGAACTTGCTCTTTTGTGCCATCGTAGCCGGTAGCTGCATTCCTTCCCATTCTTCCGAGATTGGCAAGATTAGTTGAAAAGTCATTAGGGTTGCTTTCGGCCTGTAAAGTTTCATTTATTTTTTCTCTAATACGCCGCCATTCATCAGTGTCTTTTTCATATTGTTTTAGACGCTCTCTTAAATATTTTCGATATTGAGTTTCAGATATTTTACCCATTTCAAAGCGGTTTTCCATTTTCTCTCTTTCAAGTTGAAGTTCTTTTTTATTATATTTTTCAATAATATCTAATATTTTTTCTCGATAAATTTTTGTGAGAGTGGCTGTATCCTGGCCTTTTTCCTGCATCAATTCTTTTTCAGCTTCATACTGCTGCTCTAATTGAGCAAGTTCTCTTTCTTTACCATCTTTTTTGAGAAGCTCAAGCTCATTTTGCAATTGTTCTTCTCTTTCAATAGCAGCCTCTTTGCGGCGCTCTGCTTCCTCTTCTTCCTGTTCGTTAACTTCTTCAAGATAATCTGCATACTGGTTATTGTAGAATTGCTCAACCATTTCTTTTAATTTTTCTTTTTGTTCGGCAGTGGCATTTTTAAGGTTATCAATTCTTTCAAATTCAGCATACATCTGATTTTCTAATTTAGCCCAGGCTTTTTCTGAGTCATTAGACATATTTTCTACTTCTTGCTCAAAATTATATGATTCTATTTCAGCTCTTAATTCATCAATGTAATTTTTGTAATCGCTTTGATCAGATGTTGAACCTCCGCCACCGCCACCAGATAAATCTACTTCTTCTAATTCATTGTTAGTTTCTTCAATTTCTTGCAAAGCCTTTTCAGTCTCATCTAAATCTTTTTTTAGATTATTCAATCTGTTTTGTGATTCGCTTATAGAATATTTTTCACCTATTATGGAATCTTCGCTTGCCCCATTTCTGCGAGCCTCTAATCTCCGTTCTTCTTTTTGGATGTCAGATTCAAGTAGGTCTTTTCTTCTTTTAAGTTCGGCTTCGTTTAGCGATTTAACATTTCGCTCCATAAATTTAAGCTGCTTGTTTCCCTCGTAAATTCTTTTTGCAAGAAGGCCAAAGCCTACTATAACAGCTCCGCCGATCATATAAGGATTTAAAGCTGCAGTTAATCCGCCGGCTCCGTTAATTACATTTGTTAAAGAGCTCAATGTAAGAGATAAGTTTCCGGTAATGCTTAATACTGGTCCTAAAGCAGCCGCCACTCCTGCACCAAAAATAACCATGTCTTGCTCTTCTTCTGATAAGTCATTGAAAGCATCTACTACATCTATGACATTTTCCTTTATTTGAGTCATTATTGGTTCTAGTTCTGCACCTAATTCAGCTAAAGATTGCTCTAAATCATAATTAGCTTCTGCACTTTCTACAAGTGCTTCATTATTATCTTTATACTGCT